TATTAATTATTATGTTAAGTTGATCAGTGGAGAGTAGTGGCATAACTTGGCGTGCTTTATCCATGCTGTAACCATAATACTCTTTCACCTTCTCAATATTATTTTCCAAATCAGATTTAATCCATTTAGAGAAACGTTTTCGTTTCCTAACTATATTTATAAGAAATTGATATTGTAACTTAGCATCAAGGTGGTGATACTTATTCATCTCATTTGCGATTGCAACAGTATCGGGGAAATAAGAAAGACTACGATTAACCACGAATGGCACGTACTGATTCTCAGTGTCTGGATCTTCCATTAGATCTTTCTTAGTACTATTAATAGAATTCAGAAAGTCGAATGGTGATAATTTTTTCACAGTTGACATAATGTAACACCAGATTTTTGTAGAAATACGATACCATCATCGCATCTCAAATGTTTAGTTTTATAATATACTTTACTTATACCACTCTGATAGATTAGTTTAGCACAATCTAAACAGGGTGCTGTAGTAGTATATATGGTAGCATTATAACATGATTCCGAGGACATTGCAACCTTTGTGATTGCATTAGATTCCGCATGAATCACTGTATCATATGTTACCAGATCATTTTTCTTCTCATCGAAATGTTCGCACTTGTTGTCCCATCCTGCGGGTTGTCCATTGTAACCAATAGAAATAATTCTATGATCTTTTACAATGACGCAACCAACCTTGAGTCTTTTGGCATGAGAAAGATTGGCATAGTTCATTGCCGTTCTCATGTGTGCGAAGTCCCACTTGGTAGGTTTATTCCTCTTTAATGAAAATACCATCTACCATCTTTCCTTTTCGATCTTTAATATCAGCATAGGCAACTGCGAGACAATGCTCCAGAGGTAACCCATTACGTTTTGCAATGTTGATCAGCACTACCATGATGTCACCGATATCATCTGCTACGTCACGTTCTTTACATACGTTATCAGATAACTCACCGACCTCTTGGATCAACTTACATACTTGATCCTTATCAGTAGCACCATCGATCAGATTACGATCTTCGTGCCAACGTTCTACTTGTGCTATAAGACGGTTGATATTTGGTTCTCCCATCCTATCTAACAATGCTTTCTTAGATGCAGTTGTCACCTCAAGGTTGTCGAATAGTTCTTTCTGGTTCATTATTTCACCTCTACGTTTGCCATGATCTCTGTCATACAGGCAACTAAGTTAAGTTCGTGATCTGCCACGAACGCATTTTTATATTGATAATCTGCGAGAATCAATACAAGTTGTGGGATAGAAGCAGGTGCAACATATTCATTCATGGCATCATATATACCACGGAAGATAGACGCAGGTTCCATATCCATATTCTCCACTACCCATCCACGCATCTTCTTGAAGTCTTTCTGCTTTACTGCTTTGAATAGGACACTATAGTTATCATTAACGTCACTAATGATACATCTAAGATTCAGAGTACCACCAATAGAATGACGTTGCAACTCATTGAGTACACGTCTCCAGTCGGGGGCATGTTTCATGATCAACTGTGCAAGTGTATCTTTGTTATACTCAACACCCTCACCCTTCAGTATCTCATCCGCACGGGACATAAACTGTCCACACAATCCTGCCATAACTTTCTTAGAGAAGTTAAACTCGTAATTAGAACAACGAGAGTGTAGGGGTTCGATCACTTTGTTCTTGAAGTTACATGTCAGAATAAACCGACAGTTCTTACTGAACTCTTCGATGAAACCACGCAGTGCGGGTTGAGTTGATTGAGGATTAAGGTAGTCTGCTTCGTCAAGGATTACTACCTTGTAACCGCCTGAGAGGGAGACGGACGAAGCAAACTGTTTGATCTTGCCACGAAGGGTATCAATGTTACCCTCTTCAGAACCGTTGATGACAATATAGTCAAGACCCAGTTCTTCGCACATGGCACGTGCGATTGTAGTTTTACCAGTACCTGCGGTACCAGAGAGTAGCATGTTAGGTAATTCCTTACCGTTAACTACTGCTTGAAATGTTTTCTTGAGACTATCGGGTAGGATAGTTTCGGATACTTTTTGGGGACGGTACTTTTCGACCCAGAGAAATTCGTCTCGCATAGATACTCCATAATATTAAAAGTGTTTCTTACAATATACATTGTACATTATATGAAACGTTTTGTCAAGTGATTTCATTATTTCCGAACCCGCCGGAATTAATGTGTTTGATCCTATTGTTGCTATCAAGATAGATCATTTTAGGATCCAGTGCGTCAAACTCACTCCAGACACTATATGCACATATGATGATCTCATCACCCTTATGTGCCAAACGTGCACCTGCACCATTCACGGATACAACACCTTCTTCCCCTATGATAGCATATGTTATCCAACGATGTCCGTTTGTCTTATTATAACAATGGACTTGTTCGAACTCCTCTATACCAGCGGCATGTAGAAGTTCTAAGTCGATAGCAATTGAACCATCATAGTGTAGTTCTGTCGAAGTGACAGTGACGGGGTGTAACTTGGAACTTAGATACGTTTTCATGCTACACCCCTAATCCCTATCCTTGATCGTTTTGTAACTGCTCCACGAGTTGAATACACTCGATAGATTGGTCACGCAACTGCCCAATAGTTGAAAGTTCTTCTCCCTTAAATCCACCACGTTGTACAACTGTATCAATTACTGCTACAGTAGAACGTGCTACACGGTTTGCGAGATCCTGCAACACTGCCAGACGTTCGTCTACCTGTGGTGCTTCTTTTTTTGCTTCTTGTTTTGACATGTTATTCTCCATAAGTTGATGCTTCAAGTGCGATAAAATATTCAATAGACGATTGCTTACTTGCAAAGTGTGAGATCCTCTTAGAAGATACACCCACCATGAAGTCTTCATTGACTATCTTTAGGTTATTAACGTTTATTACAAAGTTGAAATCAACTCCTTCATCATAAACTCCTTCAACAAAAGTGAAGAAACTATTAGACGTTGCATCGTCCTTGTCAACTACAGTTAACTTGACAGACCCACCACTCTTACCGTTTGGGGTAATCGAAATAAGATCATGACCAAGGACTGCACTTGCACGTTTCAATCTACTTAGTGTATCCGTATCTAAGGTAAACTGCACTTCTGGTTCTGGCATGATAACATCCTTTGTAGGGGACGATAACATATCGATGTCAGAGAAGAAGTACTTATTACCACGTAAACCCGTGGAATCAGAGATCACCACGTGCTTGTCTTCGAACTTCAGAGATGGGTTATCAACCAATCCCATGATGTTCAAAAATTCATGTAAATCATAAATACCAAACTCATTGGGTATAGACTCATCCAGTGATGCTTTCGCAAGGATGTTCTTTGCCATTGAGATGGTCTTCAGTTCGTTGCCTTCACGGAACACAATATTACTATTAATGTTTGCAAAGTTTTTTAGTACTCCAAGAGTACGATCAGATAGTTCCATAATAAATCTCTCTATTTTTAGTTAATATACGGTCATTGTAACACAAAGTAATTGACATGTCAACCCCTATGCTACTTTTAATTTGGAGAAGTTTTTCTCCTTCACAAATTCTAACTTGCGTTGGAACTGTGCGTCTTCCAATTCTGCTTTATGTGAGATAACAAACACGTTGGTCTCTTCTCCCAAACTATACAGGATCTTCATTAGATTGTCAACCCCATCATCATCCAGAGATGAATCAAAAGTTTCATCAAGTATGAGTAAGTTGGTTGCCACACTATTCTTCATCTTAGCAATCTGTCTCCACGTAAATAGTAGGGACAAATCGATACGTTGCTTCTCACCTTCAGAGAAAGAATCATAAGAGAAGTTGTCACGGAAACGTGAACGTATGGTCTCTTGGAAACTCTCATCCAGATCAAAGTGGACGAAGAAATCTAATATCTGTAAGTACTGGTTAGTCAACTGATTGATGACAGGTATGTACTGCTTAATAATCTTGGTCTTGATACCAGTATCACGTAGCAACTCACTTGCCACTTGATTGTACGAGTACTGCTCATTAAGTTTGTACTTGTCATCTTGTGTCGTGTGTAGTTCATTGGACAACGTTTCAAGACTATCATTTGCTTGTTTGAGATCACCAGTGTTATCTGATAGACCATCAATCTCTTTACGTATTCTATCTACCTGCTTGTATGTGCGAGTGATAGTGCTGTTGTTATTGTTAACCTCGTTCTGCCAGTTACGTATTGCTTCTGCCATTGCAGTCAGAGATTCTTGTATTGATTCATACTCATCATTCTTGACCTTTGCTTTGGACATAGCATCGTTAAGATCTTTGGCACGTGCTTTTGCTTTTGCCACTTTATCCTTACGGATAGTCTCATCTATATCTTGGTCACATGACGGACACGTCTCGTTCTCTTCGAAGAACTTTGCTTCCTTAACCACAACCTTTGCCTGTGCTTTAAAAGTAGACAAGTATTCGTTTAGATCCTTTGACTTCTTAGTTAGATCTGTAATCTGTTTAGTCAGTGGTGGTTCTTTGGATGTGATATCATCGGATAGTTTTGTATTACGTGCTTGTAGAGTCTCCACCTCTGCCTGTAGTACTTCTATCTCTGTCTCTTTGTCCTTACGGTATGTTGCATTGACGGCAGACAAATCACGGAGATACTTCTTCTGTGAGTTAATCTTAGTCTTGACCAGTTCTATCTGGTGAGTATTGGATTGCATATCACCCTTGAGTATTGACATCTTCTCCTTTAGGATGCCGTTCATCTTAGAGAATATATTGATGTCGAGTAGATCCTCGATCACCTCACGTCTTGCACCCCCAGATAACTGCATGAAAGGAACGAATGAACTTGATCCCAAAACAACAATCTGGTGAAACGATTTGTGAGTCAACTTGAGTATGTTCTTCTCAAGCATCTGCTGATACTCTTTGGCATGAGATGCTTGGTTCATCATGTTGCCACCAACCCATATCTCAAACCTGTTAGGTTTAATCCCACGTACAATCTTGTACTCTTGCTTACCAATAGCAAACTCTACTTCTACTTCTGTACCCTTGGCATTGATTGTATTGACCAACTGTGGTTTAGAGATCTTACGGTGTGGTTTGCCAAATAGAGCAAAAGACAGTGCGTCCAACATAGTGGACTTACCTGCACCGTTTTGACCTACAACCAGAGTGGTTGGAGATGCGTCAAAATCTATATTGGTAAATGCATTACCAGACGATAGAAAGTTTTTGTATCTAAGTTTCTGAAATTTTATCATATGCGTATTATATCATACAAGTTGCGACATGTCAACTATAAGATCTCCATATTCTGTGCTTCGGTCATCAAGGTGGATATCTCTAACTTGATTCGGTCTTTATCGAGGTCTGTGCTTACTGCGTCAACATATTCGTTTACAAGTGTAGCAGTATCGTCAACCTGTAGGTTGTCACTCACATTCTCACCGAGGAAGTCTTTGAAGTCTTCGGCAATCTTTAGTTCGTGGATCTTCTGATCCTGTACACGACCTACAAACTTTTCGAAGTCCAGTACGTCACCCTTGTTTACCACAATGATCTTTACAAACTTATCGTCAAGGTATCGCAGATCTTTAAACTTCTTAGGTGGTCTACGTGAATCATAATAGATCTTCTCGTAGATAGTAATAGGATTGTGTATTGATTCTAACTCTCTTGTTTTGGTATCAAGTACATGGAAGTGTTTAGGATCATCACAATCACTCCAGAAGAACTCATACTGAGCACCCAGATAATGAATGTTACCTTGTGATGACTTGGCATGGAAGTGCCCAGACAATACAGACTCGAACCTGTTAAACACACTTGCGTCCATACCATCCTTACAGATTTGTCCACGTGCCATCTCAAACCCTGCGAGTTCTAAATGAGCACCTACCCATTGCGAGGAAGTATTCTCAAGGAAGTCAAGAGTCTGTTTCTCGTTCTCTGGATTGATCCACGGCACGAGTGCCATCTTGAATCCATCATAGTCCATATCAGTGGGTTCCATAATGAGATTCACTTCGTTCATATAATGACCCTGTAGTTCTTTCAGAGCATTTAGTTCGTTGGTGTTCTTATAGTAAACGTCATGGTTACCCAGAATGATATCCATAGTAATACCATACTCACGTAACTTCTCAAGGAAGATCTTACGGTTGTGTGATAATGCTTTAAAGTTTACGGTCTTGCGGTTATCATAGTAGTCACCCAGATGGATGATTTGCTTGATATCATTTTCTAACAAATACGGAAAGAACACTTCTGAATAGAAACGTTCTTGGTAACCCATAAAGATGTCAGATGAATTTCGAGCACCACAGTGGGTGTCATTTA